CCTGCACAGTTTAAAAGAGCCACTATTTATAAAGCATTAGCAGAATATATTTATCCTCAATTAACGAAATGGAAAGACCCACAAGGTGGTGACGGACAAGATGCTTTTCAAGTTCAAATAACATTTTACAGAGCCAAATATGCAGAAGAATTTAACGCAGTATTAAGAGATGGTGTTGAATACGATGAAGATGGCGATAGTACAGTTAGTGCTAGTGAAAAAGAACCGATACATCATTTAAGATTAGTTCGTTAATGGTTGCTGATGTTCGCATCAAGGACAACTCTGTTCAAGTAAGAAAATCACTTTTAAGATTATCTAAAAAAGTACCTCAGATTGTTAAAAAGGCATTATCCAATGCAGTAGCTTTTCAAGTTGCATCAATCAAAAAAAGAACAACTGAAAAGGGTGTAGATTTTAGAGGTAGGGCATTTAAGCCATATTCTAAAAATTATAAAAGAAGATTAGTTAAACAATCTGGTGTTGTAGATTTAAAAGATACAGGGCAAATGTTTAGTTCTTTATCTAGTAAAGTAACACCAAGTAAAGGCGAATTATTTTTCCTAAGAAAAACTGAGAATGACAAAGCATTTTTCCATGATGTTGTTGGTGTTGGTAAAAGTAGAGTTATCCGACCCTTTTTTAGAATAAGCAAAAAAGAAGAAACAAATATTGAAAAGATATTCTTTAATGTGTTAGAAAGAGAACTGAAATTATGAGTATTAGAGAAGATATAGCGGCAAATATAATTACTGTATTAGATGCAGTTACTTCACCTATTGAACTGAAGAAAATAACTAGAGAACCTTTTGAGCCAGAACAGTTAGCCGACCCACAGTTTCCTGCTATTTATATTTCTACAGGTGATGAGGTTAGAGAAGATTATACTTTAGGTGATACTGCGGCAGGAAAACGAAGTGGAACAATAGATTATGTATTAGTTGGGTATGTTAAAGGAACAGAAACCAATTTAGACACCAAAAGAAACCAATTAATTGAAGTCATAGAAGAAACTCTGGATGCGGACAGAACTAGAGGAGGTAATTCACTTAATAGTCAAATAGTGGAAGTTAGTTCTGATGAGGGAACATTATATCCTTTAGGTGGGATAAGAATTGTGGTAAGAGTATTTTATGAATTTGTACGAGGTACAGCATAATGGCTAAAAGAGTAAAGCTATACAAAGATGGTAATTCCATAGAAGCATGGGATAATAATATAGACAAGTTTCTTGCTAATGGTTATAAACTAGAAGCAGAAAAAAAATCTACCAAAAAGAAAAAGGTAGATGAAGATAAACAAGAAGGAGTAAACGAATGGCAACACATGTCGGAACAAGCGGAGTAGTTAAAGTTGGAACAGATACAGTCGCAGAAGTGATTGGATTTAACTTAGACGAAACTAACGATACTGTTGAAGATACATCATTAACTGATACTGCAAAATCTTATCTAGTTCTTAGAAAAGATGCTACAGGTACTATTGAATGTCATTGGGATGAAACAGATTCTACAGGACAAGAAGCACTAGACGTAGGTGCATCTGTCACTTTAAATCTTTACCCAGAAGGTGCTGATAGTGGCGATAGCTATTACACAGGAACTGCATTAGTAACAGGTGCATCAGTAGCAGTAACTATGGATGGTGTAATCAGTAGAACTTTTAACGTACAGTTCTCTGGTGGCGTAACACACTCAACAGTATCTTAATCTTAAATGCCCAAGAAAGATTATCTTGAGGGTGCGATAAATCATTTTAAGCACCAAGAGATTAAAATTATTGAAGTAGAAGAATGGGGATTAACAGGCGAAGATGCCATTTATGTTAAACCATTTACACTTTTAGAAAAAGCAGAAATCTTTAAAGGCTCTAATGATAACGACTTAACAGTCTTAATTGATGTCATTGTAAAAAAGGCACAAACAAAAGATGGTGAGTTAATGTTTGATTTAGAAAGTAAGATTAGAATGAAGAAGTTTGTTGACCCAGATATTATCGGCAGAGTTGCTAGTCAAATACTCGGAACATCATCAGATATTAAAGACGTAAAAAAAAACTAAGTTCTGATTCCAATTTCAGATTTCATTTTTTCTTAGCAGAAAAGCTACACAAAACTATTGGCGAAATTCTACAGATGCCTGTAGATGAATTTGATATGTGGATTGCATATTATAATCTCAAACATGAAGAAGAACAAAAAGCATTGAATAAAACAAAGATGCAAGGTAAAAGAAGATAATGACTAAAAGACTGAATATTGACATTATCGCTAAAGATAAATCTAGACAGGCTCTTAATCAAGTACAAGGAAATCTTCAGAAAACTAGAAATTCAGTATTAAATTTAAAAAATGCACTTATAGGATTAGGTGTTGGCACTGTAATTAAAGGATTTGTAGATACAGGTAAAGAAATTGAAAGTTTACAAGTTCGTTTTAAATTCTTATTCGGCTCTGTAGAAGAAGGTAAAATAGCATTTGATAATCTTGCAAAATTTGCAGGTAGAGTTCCATTTTCATTAGAGGAAATATCTAGAGCATCTGGTAATTTAGCTGTTGTTGCTGATGATGCTAATGATTTAAATAGAATATTAGAGATTACAGGTAATGTAGCCGCTGTTACAGGATTAGATTTTGAAACTACATCTAGTCAAATTCAAAGAGCCTTTTCTGGTGGTATCGGTGCGGCAGATTTATTTAGAGAAAGAGGTGTTAGAGCCTTATTAGGTTTCCAAGCAGGTGCTAAAGTCACTGCAGAAGAAACAATAGCTAGATTTGAAGAATTATTTAGCGGTGATGGGCAGTTTGCAAATGCAACTAAAGATTTAGCTAATACCCTTGAGGGTACTCTATCAATGATAGGGGATAAATATTTTAATTTTCAAAAACAAGTATCTTCTGCATTTTTTGATGAATTAAAAGGTGAATTTAAATCATTAGATGATTTTTTTGCTAAAAATGAACAACAAATAGAAGATTTAGCTAGAGATTTAGGAACTATCTTAGCAAATTCAATAACAGTATTTAGTGGTGCTGTTAGAATTGCCTCACAAAATTCAGCTTTATTATTTGATGTTTTAAAATTACTTATTGGTCTTAAAATAATTAGTTTTACTTTAAATGCCGCAAAAGGTTTTACTTTATTAGCAACAGCAATCACAAGTGCCGCTTTTGCAAGTAATGTTTTAAATAGTTCACTTTTACTTATACCAAAAAGATTTGCAAAAGTTCTTGGTGTAATAAATTTAATGGCTCAAGAGAATCAATCTTTAAGAGGTGATGTTTTTGATTTAGTTGACCAATTAAAAGAATTATCAAGTTCTATTTTAACAATAAGTAGCGATATGAACTTGCAAATGAATGAAACAAAAAATCTTGGTGGGGAAACATTAAGACTTACTGAGATAATTAAAAAATCTCAAGAAGAAATAGAAAGTTCAACTGGAAAAACTAATGATACTTTAACTAAACAGATTGATATTCTTAGTGAACTATCAAAAAGACATGGAGTAGAAGCACAATTATCTTTAAAGGCTCTTAGACAAAAAGAAGAAGCGGATAAATCTTATTATGAAGAATTAAAAAGAAGGCAACAAACTGACAAACAAGTTTCTATAAGAACTGCTAGAGAAAAAATTGAATTAGAAAAACAAGCACAATCTCAAATAGTAGATGCGGTTGGTGATGGTTTATCAAAAGTATCTGGACTAAATAAAGATGCATTTAGAGCCTACCAAGCATTTCAAATAGCCATGACTACAATTAATACATTTAGAGCCGCATCTAACGCTTTGGCTACATATCCATTCCCATTAAATATTGGTGTGGCGGCGGCAGAAACAGCTAGAGGTTTAGCCACTGTGGCACAAATACGAGCAACTCCTGCACCAAGAATATCTGGTGGTAGAGTTAATGCAGGTGAACCTTATATGGTAGGTGAAGCAGGAAAAGAAATGTTTGTACCTCAACAATCTGGAACTATCGTACCTAATAACCAATTAACATCACCTAATGTCAATATTACTATTATGGCTAATGACACTGAAGGTTTTGATGATTTACTATTAAAACGTAGAAGTGTTATTGTTAATGTGATAAATGATGCATTGAATACTCAAGGGAAAGAGGCGTTAATTTAATGAGTGGTACTTATCCAACATCACCAGAATTTAGGTCAATTGGTTTTAGTTCTGAACAAAAAACAATTACATCTACTACTGACAGTGGAAAGATGTTTTCCGTACAAGTTGATGGACAAAGATTTAAGTTTAGTGCTACTTATCCACCTATGAGAAGAAGTGATTTTGCACCTGTCATAGCTTTTATAATGAAGCAAAGAAGTCAAAAAGAAACATTCCAAATTGCATTACCAGATTTAAAGAACGCTAAAGGTGATGTATCTGGAACAGTATTAGTTAATGGTTCACATTCAGCAGGTGACACAACCATTGATGTTGATGGAATGACAGGAACTTTAAATGCAGGTGACTTTGTTAAGTTTGCAGGAAGTAGTAAAGTTTACATGGTTGTTACTGATGCAACCGCTGATGGTTCTAATGAAGCTACACTTACTATTGAACCACCACTTAGAGATGCCTTATCTGATAATGCTTCAGTCACTTATGACGGAGTAGAATTTACTGTTCGTTTAACTAATGACATTCAGCAGTTTAACACAGACGATTTAGACTTATATAAATTTGAAGTTGATTTCATAGAGGCTCTGTAATGACTAGAGGGTTATCTAGTAACATAACCACAGAGTTGGGAAATCAAAACATTAAGGCGATTGCCTTAGTAGAAATAAATTTTCCTACACCTCAAAGACTAACCAATCATTACAAAGATATAACCCATAATTCGAACACATATACATCAAGTTCGCATATATTAGGAATAAGTGTGAAAGGTGAAAATTCAGCTATTGATGTATCAAGTTTTCAAATTGAATTATCAGCAGTAGATAGTGCATTTGTATCTATCGTTTTAAATAATGTAGTAAATAACGACCAAGTCACTGTTGATATGGGATTCTTAGATAGTACAGATGCCTTAATAGATACATTCACTTATGAAATAGGTTTCATTGATAGTTTTAG